AGAATAGGTACGCTTAAAGTATTGCGGAATAGGAGCAGTAAAGGACATACCAGAATACGGATCTACAACAGTCAAGTCAAGACACCGAGGATGTAAACGATAGAACTCCTTACACTTATAAGCATAAGCAGAACCAATACCACCATTACGACGAGATGAAAGAAAGAACACAGGATTCATACCTTTAGGAATCTTAGGATCTTTACGCATGTATTTCATAACATAAGATATAGCACCTTGTTGGCAAGGAACAACATAACAGAAGCCAAGAGACTCAGTAACAGGAGAACCATCAGAGTTATATTCACCAGTAGGAACAGACCATGCGGATTCAATTTCCTTCAAAGTAGCGTGAAGATTATCAGCATCGGGATAATTCCATATAATCATATGATAGTGAGGACGACCGGACTTAGAACCATATTCAGAACATGCAAAGTAACGAATATTATGATCAACACCACGACGAGTAAGACGAATTCGGAGACGCTTAAGGAATAATTGAAGTTCTTCCTTAAAGACACCACAAGGAGGAAGATGTCTAGGATTATAAGTAAGAGTGAGAAAGAGGGGACGGGAAGTAGAAACAGTATTTTCACAAACAGCACGAAAAGCCCATTCTTTAGCCTTTTTATCACGACAAAAGACACATTTACCACAAGGGACAGCAATAAACATAGGATAGATAGAACCAGTCAATGGATCAATAACATAATAATCATCGACAGTTTCAACAGTAACGCCAAGACGCTTAGGAGAGAAAACAGAATAGGGAAAATAAGCAAGATACTCATTGTATGTACGAAAATTCAACTGAGTAATTTCACCCTTCATAGAGAATGTCTTATATTTTAAAAGATTAGACTTAAAAGAAGGGTGTAATATAATAACAGGATGTTCACAAAGTATTTGTTTCATAAAAGTAGGATTGAAAGTATCAACACTTAGAGCAATACGCAACTCAAACATAGTTTTGAAAGACAGGTGTGTCAGTTGCTATATAGATATCAAGTTTAAGGGGAGGCATTTTCGGAAAGATGCCTAAAAGAGCGGGTAATACCCGCTCAATTACTTAATTACTTACCAGCTCCAAAGATATTACCAATAGAGCCAGAAATAGTATCAATGACCTTAGTAACAATTGCAGTAGTACGCTCAATAGACTTAAAGTCTTTGTCAGAATCTAAGTTAAGACGCATCTGTTGGTTAGTAAGATCAAGTCCAAGACGCTTATATATCTCAGTAGTAGTAGACTCAGAAGTCTGAACAGATTGCTTACCTTTCAAATGAGTATCAGCAGAGATATTCAAAACACGAGGAATAAGGGTAGTTAATATATCCTTACATTGAGCCTGAGTCATTTGAGTTTGATTAGCAAGAGACTTAGCAGCCATTTCCAATTCACGAGAACGAGCATAAATCTCATAACGATTACGAAGCTGATCAACCTGCATAGATTCACGAGATGTAACAAGATTACGAATTTCTTCCTGCAAACGATCATAAGATGCAACAGCAAGATTAATATTCTTAGAAACAAGCTCTTTTTCAGAATGATTAAGAGAAGCAATCGAATGATTAAGATACACTTGAGACTTACCCAAAGCTATAGATTGCTCATTTTGAGCAGCACGAGTCAAAGAATCAGCAGTAAGTATATTACCTTCAATCTTTAGATTATCCGTAGACTGATTAGTATTACGAGAATTAGCTTGATTAAGAGCTATATTAGAAAGCGATTCACCAGCGACAGCGGACTCAGCAAACAACTCACCAATAGTCTTTCGCATACCAAAAGCCTCAGAAGATGTAGGATTAGAATAAGCGCCAGCAGTCATACCAGGAGAAGATGCAGCAAGGGATTGACCAGCGCCATTACCGTAAACAAGATCAGGATTCAAGCCAGCTTGAGCCATACGTAAACGCTGAGCAGCAGGAGTATTATAAGCATTCTCACGATTCCATTGATCAATAGACCATTGATTTTGTTGCTTAGCGAGATTAAGATTATATTGCCTATTAAGTTCATTTTGTTCCTTATCAAATTGTAAACGCTGCTTAAAGAAACGTTTATTCTGAACCATAGAACCAATACCGGAAGCAATATTAAAAGCAGTACCTATACCGGATAAGGCATCACCAAATTGTAAAGCCATAATTTATTCTCCATAACGTTTTTTATCATTTTTATGAGCCTTGATAAGTTTAGAACGAGACAATTGCTCTTTTTCCCAAGCAGTATTAATATCATTATCACGCTGGAAAACAGGGTCAACACTCCAAGAAGAAGAATCAGAATCAGAATCGAGAAACTGCTGAGAAGGAAGAGACACAGGAATACCTCTATCAGTAAGTTCCTTAACCTGTTGAGGAGTCATAGCAAGATGGGGCTGAGTAACAGATTTATCAGCATCAGACAATTTGCAATCGCAAAAATCAACATTTTTCTTAAATAAACGTAAATTCATAATCAATAATAATTAAAAGTTAATAATGTCTCCGACGGCCGGGCCTAGCGCGCCCGGAAGCGCTTTTTTTATGAAAGAGAACATAGCTTTTTTCATAGACGAGCTCCCGCTCTTTAAGGGTTTAGGTTAAACTAAACCGGGAGCACCCCCCTAAAGGGGACCCCCCAGATTGGACCGTCAAAGGAATCTGAAGAGGCGTGGAATAGGAGCGTCAATCGAGACGTGGAATTGCAACACGAGCGATCGGAAGCTTAACAGTAATATCTAACCATACCTGACCGTATATCTTATCGGTAGTCTCAGTAACAGAAAACACATTATTGAGCTGAGTAGGATCAACAAGCAAGAACGACTTAGAAAGTTCAGGACGAGAGTTGAAAGTACGATTCATCAAGAACTTATTCAACGTAGTACGGAACTCACCGTGTGCCTGATCGTATTTTTGACAATACTCATACCAAGGACGATTGTAACCAAAAGTGTCAGAAAGAGACTTAGGATTATCACGGAAAGACTGAATAGGACATACCTCTTTATAAAGGATAGGCTGGAATCCAATATGGTTAAATTCCGGCTGATAGTGATCAAGCAAACCACGATACGTAAAGTGCTTCGGAAGAAGCTGAGTATACACAGGCAAAGGCGTAACATAAAGAAGTCCCATAATAATAGACTCTTCATCACAGAACGTCTGAATATTAGCATTCGTCTCACCACGAACACCGGCAAGGCCAGCTTGAGAACCAAGAGCACCAGCATAAGAGGAAGATTCAGAAGCCATATTAAGATCAGTAGTCTGAGTAACAGAATTAACATCAACATCACGAGATACACCACCAAAGTATTCGGGCATAAGAAGATCAGAGTAACGAACTTTCACATTAAAACGACCTTCAACAATATCCTTATAGGAATAGCCTTTACGCATGTTAAGTTCAAGGAACTTTTGATAAGCATTCACATTACGAAGATCAGCAATAGAGATACCGGAGTTCGGAAGATCAACCAAAGAACGAGGCTGTAAAACTTTAGTACCATTATCAAGCTCAACATAATTAACACCTGTCAAACCATCTTCATCGGAAGAGAACTCAACACCGAACTTTTTACCTGTTTCATCAACGAGAGCAACACGATTCTCAACAAATGTCTCACCAGATTCAGCAACACGAGTAGTCTGATAAGTAGTCAAACCAACAAGAGGAGCATTACCTTGTTGTGGAGACTGAACAGCAGTAGTAAGGAAATCACGTTCCCAATTAACTTGGTGAAGCTCATAGACATTATTATCAGCACCACCAGCATTAGTAGGAATCCACTTATTATACTCAACACGACCATCAATGTAATAAGGATTATTGCGATTGTCACGGATATAAGAGTTATAGATACCTTCGTAAGCACGGAAAGCGTAAGCAGAAAGTTTAATCAGATCGTCTTTAGATGGAACATCAGAACGATTAGAAGCATACCAAGGGGTCTGGTCAATAGCAGAAATATCAACTACTTGAGAAGATGAACCAAAGTCAATAGTTAACGTACCACTGGCATCAGGCTTAGAAAAAGTACCACAAGTAGGATAACGAGTAGTAACATCATTATCATTATCATCTTGAGATAAAGGAATACAACAGATAAAGTAAACTTTCTGATTTTGAACAGGAGCACCATAATTCAAAACAGGAATAGTGAATTCCACAGAAACCTTAGTATCAGAATCAGAGTACACATCATTAACAACCAAAGAACCATCGTACACTGAATAAACAGACTGAACAATAGAGGAAGTCGCAACAGAACCCAAACTAACAACAACAATCATATTCTGCCGAATATAATCACGAAGATCAGTAGTAACATCAACACCAAAAATCTCCCAAATAGCAGTCATAGATTCAAAACCATCTTTTATTTGATCATAAAAAATAGCAAAGTGACGAGAGATAGAAGAAGTAGAATGATAATAAGGACAACTATCCTTAACAGCGAAGAAGTTATAATAACCATCAAGACGAGCAACAGAACCAATTTTACTACGCATATTCTGAAAAACTGAATAACCATTCAACTCATTAGAAACAAAACCAGTAGTCTGATTAAACTCTGTTAACTCAACAGCCTCAACGCTATATGAATAGTTACCAACCATAGTAGTAGGTATACCCAGATAGTCACCAAGAGAACCAGTGGTCAACATGCGTTGAAAAGCATACACATTGGTAGGATTAATATAAGGTTCTTCAAGACCTTCACGAAAGTTACCAACAAAATCACGATAATCTTCCCAAAGAGCACGAAGAGGATACCTAAACCATGACATACGAGCCTTCATACGAGTCTGAATAGGGAATACCATAGGCATGAATTGCAAAGCAAAACGAGGATTCACACGGAACTCACTATGTGCAGGAAGCAAATCACAAAAGATCGGAGTCAATGTACCAATCTTAGTAGTAAAATTATTAGCGTGCTGCCAATCAAAATTATTTATCTTAACCTCATTATTGGGATCAAGAGTAGCATCAAAAATATTCTGTGCCATAGTAATACATTTTAAATATAAGTCAATTCAACAGATACAACAATTAACAAAATATCCTCACGAGGAATATCCATAGCAACAAAACAATTCTCAGCATGATGTAATGCAGAGTCAATAGCAATAGAAATGTCATCACATTCCGGCATAAACGAGAGAACAGCAGCAGGAGCTTTCTCATAGTTCTTTTCAGAAGCGACAGTAACTTTGTAACGACGTACAGGAGCTTGATTTTGATTTTGAAAATTCATAACAATTTAATTACTTATAATTTAACAATAGATAATAACTCAAAAGAAGCCAGCTCACGATCAGAATGATATTCATCATAAGCCTTACGCAAACAAGGAGCGGAGATAGTTAAACGATGGTTATACTTACCATCATAATATGTAATAAGATACCTATTCATAACGACCAGATATTGAATCAACTTGGGTAGTTTGTTGAGTAGACTGTGTAGAATTAGAATTATTCTTAGACACAGATAACGAGAGAGTACACGAAGTACTTAAGAGCGTCGCAGCAACCGCAAGAATAGCAGTAGTAATAATTTTAATAATTTCATACAATTGTTTTTTAGACATCACTTTCAAGATTAAAAGGTAAACCAAATTCTTGTTCAGAAGTATTGAACGAAGAAGTAAAAAAACTTATCAGGATTATCAATAGCTAATTGTTCACGAAACTTTTCAGCACGAGAAAGATTAGTAACAATA